CTCGACAATTCCAAAAAAGCCGGTCGCGCGCGAAGTTTTGGGAATCGCTAGGGAAATATGCCAAATAATCGGAAAAAGGTCGGAATTGTATACAAAAAATTATCGGAGCTCAAGCCATACGCCCGGAACCCTCGACGCAATGACGCCGCGGTCCCGGCTCTGGAGGAGTCGATCAAGCGCTATGGGTTCAAGAACCCGATCATCGTTGACGGCTCGGGCGTAATTATCTCCGGACACACGAGATTCAAGGCCGCGAAAAAGCTCGGGCTTAAAGAAGTCCCTGTCATCGTGGCCGACGATCTGACCGAGCGGGAGGCCCGGGAGTTCCGGATCGCGGACAACAAGGTCTCCGAGCTTGCGACATGGGATGCTCAGCTCCTCGACGAGGAGCTCATTGAGCTCAAGGGCTCAGATATGGGCGTGTTCGAGCTCGACGACCCTGAGCTCCTGGATCCGGATGTCGACGAGGACGAGAAGATCGCCGAGGCCGTCGACAATGCAAAGGCAAACGGCGAGCGGGATGAACAGTACGACGAGTTTGAGGACAAATTCAAGCCAAAGCTCACAACCGACGACTGTTACACCCCGCCCGCTATTTATAACGCGGTGAAAGACTGGGCCGTTGAGGAATACGGGTGGCAAGATCGCAAGATCGTCCGTCCGTTTTATCCGGGCGGCGATTATCAGCGAGAGAATTATCCCGACGGGTGCGTCGTCATCGACAACCCGCCGTTTTCGATCCTGTCTCAGATCCTCGCATGGTATGAGGATCATAAAATCGACTATTTCCTGTTCGCTCCGGCGCTGACTCTGCTCGGGTTACGCCCGGCGACGTCGCACATCGCGGCGAGTGTCTCGATCACATACGACAACGGCGCGGAGGTCCGGACCTCGTTCGTCTGCTCTCGGGGCGATCTCATACGCACCGCCCCGAATCTCACTGCAAAGGTCAAAGCCGTCAACGACGAGATCAACGCGGAGAACAAGAACCATCCGGACAAGTACGAATATCCGGACGGCGTTGTCACGTCGGTCATGCTCGGCAAGTGGTCCGGCTACGGCGTCGACTACCGCGAGAACCGCGCCGAGTTCGTCCGCGAACTGGAATCGCAAAAGGACTCTGGTCGCGGCATCTACGGCAGCGGCTACCTCGTTCCGCGTGCGGCGATGATCGAAGCCCGAAACAAAGCGGAGCGAAACAAAGCGGAGCGAAACAAAGCGGAGCAAGAAACGAACGCGATCAAGTGGTCTCTCTCTCCGCGGGAACTGAAGATTATCGAAACGTTAGAAGGTGCAGACAATGGCCACAACGAAAAAACAAACCGCAAAAAAGAATAACCTCAACGCGGTCGCAAAGCAGCTCATCGAAATGGCCGAGCGCGGAGGCGTCGAACAAAATTTCTTTTTTGTGACAACATTCAGCCGATACAAGACACAGCTAAACACGTTGACTCGCCTCCAGAAGGAGATCGACGAGAGCGATGTCCTCATCGAGAAGGAGTACGTCCGAGGGCGTCCGAACATCGTCGCGAACCCCGCGATCGGCGAGTACAACAAGACGAGCACCGCGGCGAATCAGACCGTCGCGACGCTCCTCAAGATTATCACGACCTTTGCGGACGGGCCGGTGCTAGGAGCAGCGACAGACGATGGCGGAGACATCGACCTCTAAGCTATGCCCGCATGTTCAGAACTTTATTGACCTCGTTAAGTCCGGAAAGCTCCGCACCGACAAAGAGGTCAAGGCCCTCGTCGATCATGTCCTCTATTGTTTCGAGAATGAGGACATCTATATCGACACCGATCAGGCCGACCATTATCTCGGCCTGGCCAAGTATTTCCCGTTCGAGCAGCTGTTCCCCTGGCAGGAGTTCGTCATCGTCCTCCATGACTGCACCTACTGGAGGGACAGCAAGCTCCCACGGTGGCCAGACCTGTTTTGCATGATCGGTCGAGGCGCGGGCAAGGACGGAACGATCGCCCTCGAGTCCGTCGCCTTGATCTCGCCTTACAACGGGATCCCGGGCTATGACGTCGACGTCTGCGCGAACAACGAGGAACAGGCCCTTCGCCCGGTCCTCGACATCGTGGACGCCTTTGACCATAGCGAGTACCAAAAGAAACTAAAGCGCTATTTTTCCTGGAAAACGGAAAGCGTCAAGGATCTCCGCGGCGGCGGTCAGATCAAGGGCCGCACGAACAACCCGAAAGGAAAAGACGGAATGCGGTCGGGGATCGTCGTGTTCAATGAGATCCATCAATACGAGGACTACAGAAACATCAATGTTTTCACGACCGGCCTCGGCAAGCATCCGCACCCGCGCCGGTCATACTACACGACAAACGGCGACGTCCGGGAGGGACCCCTCGACGATCTCCTCGAGACGTCTGAGGGCATTCTGTTCGGCGGAGATCCGGACAACGGTTTGCTGCCGTTCATCTGCCGGCTCGACTCCAAAGAGGAGGTCGACGACGAGGCGAACTGGGAAAAAGCAAACCCGTCGCTCCCCTATCTCCCGGCGCTAAGGTCCGAGACAGAAAAAGAGTACCGGGAATGGAAAGCGAACCCGCACCGGCTCCCGGCATTCATGACAAAGCGAATGAACCTGCCGGATCAGGCGAATGACATCAAGGTGACAGACTACGAGAACATCAAGGCGACGAACCGCCCGCTCCCGGATCTGACCGGGTGGAGCTGCGTCGCCGGCATCGACTTTTCAAAGATCACTGACTGGGTGAGTGTCGACCTCCATTTCAAACAGGGCGACAACCGTTACGACATCACGCACTCGTGGGTCTGCTCCCGGTCGAAAGATCTGCCGAGGATCAAAGCACCCTGGCGGAAATGGGCCGACGACGGTCGGCTCACGGTCGTCGATGACGTCGAGATCCATCCGGATCTTATAACCTCGTACCTCGTGGAAATGAGAAAAAAGTATTCAATCCGGGCGGTCGCGATCGACGATTTCCGCTTTGCGCTGCTAGCCCGGCAGCTCGCCGGCATCGGCTACGATCCGAAGGACCTCAAGAACCTCAAGCTCGTCCGGCCGAGCGACATCATGAAGATCGCGCCGGTCATCGACTCATGCTTTGCGAATCAGTGGTTCACCTGGGACGACGCCCCGGAGTTGAGATGGGCAACGAATAACACGAAGCTCATCCGCTACGGCAGACGGCCCGGACAAGAAAACGATCAGGATCTCGGGAATTACGTCTACGGCAAGATCGAGGCAAAGAGCCGCAAGACGGACCCGTTCATGGCCCTCGTGGCCGCGATGACGATTGAGGACCGGATCATCGAACGACGCGCCGGACACCGCAAGCTCGACGTCATCAGCTTTTAAGGAGGGCGACACATGGCCTTTAATTTACTTAAATGGATTTTACGAAAAACAGGCAGCGACTCAGAGACCGCGACCGGGGATTTCCTCGAAGCCTCGACAGACTACGACGCCGACGCGCTGGCCGGACTTGCCTCATATTTGCAAAATATGGCGTTCTGGAGCTGCGTGCGTCGGATCGGTTCGACCGTCTCTCTCGTTGAGTGGGACACATACCGACGCGGCCGCCGTGTCCAGGCCGGTGAGGCCTGGGCGTGGAACTATGCACCGAATCCGAACGAAACCCGTGCCGAATTTTTCCGACATCTCGTATCTCAGCTTTATCTCGCCCAGGAGGCGATCGTTGTCGAGTACGCGGGCGGCCGATATGTCGCCGACGGTTTCACCGTTGAACGCCGGCTCACCGGTAACATCTACCGAGACATAACAAGCGACGGGCAATCGATCCCCGGCGTTTTTGGGGCCTCTGCCGTCTTGCATTTCACGATCGAGGGGAGTTCGATCCAGACAAGCGTCAACGCGATCGCGGCCACCGAGGGCGATCTGCTCAAGGCAACGGCCAAAAAGATCGTAAGAGACGCGGGCGGTCATGGCGTGCTCAGAGTTCACGAGATCGCCGAACAGGATCCGGATTTCGAGAGCACCTACACGGATCTCGTCACGGACAAGATGAAAAAGTATTTCACGTCAGACAATGCCGTGCTGCCGGTGTTCGACGGCTACGAGTTTCAGGACACCTCCGGAACCTCAGCGGGGTCGACGAGGGACGTCCGTGCAATGATGGACGACATCATGGAGCTCACAGCCGAGGCGCTCGGCGTTCCGCCTAGCATCGCGACAGGAAAGGGAGTCACCGATCAGGATTTCTCGCATTTCATGAACACGACGATCAAACCGCTCGCGGGCATGATCGTCCAGGAACTCAACCGCAAGCTCTACGGTCAGTCGAGAGTTTTCGCCGGCTCTTACATCGTGCCGAACTACTCGAACGTCCGCTACCGCGATCTGTTCGATATCGCCGATCCGATCGACAAGCTCATCGGGTCCGGCACGTTCTGTATTAACGAGATCAGGGCAAGGCTCGGCGAGGCCGTGATTGACGAGTCGTGGGCATGGCAGCATTGGATGACAAAGAACTACGCGCCGGCGGCGGATCAGCTCGACGGCGTCGTGGACGGTCAGCCACGCGCGGATCCGATGACGGATCCGACTCGAACTGGGCCCGATCAGGACACCCAAGACACAGAACCGGAACCGGACGACGAGCCGGATCCGGAACAAGAGGAGGTAAACAACAATGTCAACGAACAACAAGACACCGGCGACGATCAATAAAGAGCCGGCGCCGTATTTCTACATCGAGGAGGACGATGAGGCAAAGGTCGCCGATGTCTACATTTTCGGCAACATCGCGCCCGAGGCTCACGGTCTCGGGAGACTTTTCCGCGATCCGTCGGAGCGCTCCGCGTATGGCCTCGTCCAGGAGCTCAACGGGATCCCGGCAGACACCGCGATCACGGTCCACATCAACTCCAACGGCGGCGATCTCAAAGAGGGCCTCGGCATCTATAACACCCTCAAGGATCGCGAGAACGTGACGACGATCTGCGAAGGTTTCGCGGCGTCTGCCGGGAGCATCATCTTTGCTGCCGGATCCCGCCGAGTCATGCAGCCGGCGTCTCTGCTATTTATCCACCAGGCCGCCTATACATCGGTCGACGGCAACGCCGACGACCTGGAGAAATATGCCGACACGCTCAGGACCGTCACGGACGCGGCCGTCAACGCCTACCTCGAGAGCGGCGTCAATGTCTCCCGCGAGGAGCTCGATGACATGCTCAGGGCTGAGACGTGGATCAAGCCCGAGGACGCGGTCCGCATGGGTTTTGCGACTGAGGTCTCCAACGTGGAATCCGAGCCCGAGGAGGGCGGCGACGTCGCCGCGATCAGCAACGACGCAATGCGCTCGATCATGGCCGCGGTCTCCAGGCCACACGATAGGAGTTTCGGGACGATCGACGTCGACGTGTCCGGGCTCAAGGATATCGAGGACCTGGCCGGAAAGCTCAACGACACGCTCGCACCGTTTGCGACACTCGCGAACACTATCGATACTTGCCCTCAGCTCGTCGCTCTGGCTGCAAGAGTCGAGGCAGCACTGGCCGCCGATCCCGGTCTCGCCGATCGGGCTGCGGCGGTCGTTAACAAATTTTTAGGCAATCCCGCGCCGAAATCTCCGGCACGCGATGAGCATAAAGGATTTTTCAATTTCACAAAGCCGGAGGATCCGGCACACAGAAGGAGGTAACAAGATATGCCTACACTCAGAAACAAAGATGAGATGAACGAGACCCAGACGGCGATCGCTCAGCGAATCGCAAACGCGGCCCGCGAGGGCAATACCGAGGATTTTGAACTCGGTCTGCAGGATCTTTTCCAGAATATCAACGATCAGATCCTCGCATCCGCTCAGAGCGTCGGAGCAAATGCCGATGCTGCCGTTCTGGCACGCCGCGGTGTGAGACAGCTCACAAACGAGGAGACCAAGTTCTACAACACCTTTATCGAGGCCGCCCGCTCTAACAAGGGCAACCCGATGATGGCTCTGACCGGCGCGGACAAGACTTTCCCGACTACGATCATTGAACAGGTCATGGAGGATATGCAGCAGTCTCATCCTCTGCTCGCCGCCGTTGACGCTGTCAACACAACCGGCCTGACCCGTTTCATTATCAACAAGGACGGCGTGCCGACCATCGCCTACTCTGTAAAGGGCACCGACGGCGCAACCGTAAACGATGATGTCACAATCACCGGTGCCGCAACCTGGGGCGATGTCACCGCGGCCGTCGAGGCTGAGCTGACAAGCGGTTTCGAGACGATCGACCTCGGACAGTTCAAGCTCTCCGCGTTCATGCCGATCGAGGAGGCCATGCTCGACCTCGGCCCTGCATGGATCGACTCTTATATCCGCACTTGCCTCTCCGAGGCTCTTTCCATCGGCTATGAGATCGGCATCGTCACCGGATCCGGTCACAATATGCCGATCGGCATGGACCGTTCCGTCGCCGACGATGTCACTGTCACTGCGGGCGTTTATCCTCGCAAGGACAAGATCGCGATCACCGATCTCAACTCTGACACCTACGGCAATCTGATTGCTCAGCTTGCCAAGACTCAGACCGGAAAGCCGAGAGCGGTCAGCAACCTCGTCATGGTTGTCAATCCGTTCGATTATTTCAAGCTCATCATGCCTGGTACTACCGTCCTCAATGCAAACGGCACCTATGTCAACGACGTTCTGCCGTATCCGACTCAGGTCATTCAGTCGATCGCCGTACCTCAGGGCGAGGCCGAGCTCGGTATGGCTAAGCGCTATTTCCTCGGCGTCGGTGGCAGCAAGGGCATCCAGTTCTCCGACGATTACAAGTTCCTCGACGACAAGAGATACTACAAGATCGTCGCCTATGCGAACGGCCGCCCGAAGGATAACAACGCATTCCTCCGCCTCGACATTTCCGGCCTCAAGCCTAAGTATCTCAAGGTTCAGAACGTCACAGCTTAATAGAACCGGGAGGAGGTAGACGATGAGCGCAATCGAAGTCTCGGACGAGCTGCTCAGCGAGGCGAAAAACTACCTCGACATCACCTGGGCAGACGACACGACCGACAACAAGCTCAAGGGCTCGATCCGGCGCGGCATCGCCTTTATAGTCAGAAAGACCGGCGTCGAAACGTCGGCCTTTTCTGGCGATTCTGCCGACCCTAGCGCTCAGGAGCTCTTGTTTGCTTATCTGCTCTACGATCGAGCGGGTGCGGTCGATCAGTTCAAAACGAATTACCTCTCAGACATTAACAGCCTGAGGGACGCGAAAGCGGTGACAGACTATGCGAATGCCAAGACAACAGGTTGAGGTCTTTAATGACGGGGCGGTCAAGATCTATGCGGCAAAGGACCGCCGCCTCGGCGACCTCAAGATCTCGCTCCGCTATCAGGAGCAATCGGTCGGCGTGGTCCGTTACTATTCCGCGGAGAACAGCGCGGACGGCAATCGCATCGACCGCGTGATTAAAGTGCCGCACACCGACAAAGTAAACCGGATGGACATCGCCGTCGATCAAAAAGACGGCCGGCAGTATAGGATCACCCGCATCCAGGCAAAACCCGAGAGCGGCGTCGATCTTTATGATCTCGAGTCCGTTACGGTGCAGATTAAGGAGGCAACATGAAGATAAAAGCAAAAAAGAGGTTCATCTCCGGGCGCTTTGAAGCGAGCCCCGGGCAGATCCTCGACGTTGAAAACGCTCGCGGCGCCTTGCTCGTGTCCGATGGGCTCGCGACTGAGGTCAAGGACAAAACCGAGACCGAGGCGGCTGAGCCGAAAAAGAAATGAGTAACTCGTCGACGATTGATGTCGGCGACCTCAGCGCAACCGTCAACAAGATCCTCGACAAGTACGGCGACAACGTCCGGAAAGCGACCGGGGAGCTCATAAAGAAGGTGGCCAAAGAGGCAAAGGACGACGTCAAGAACGGCGCACCCGTGAGGACGGGCCGCTATAAAAAGAGCTGGTCCGTGAAGATCGAGGAAGGGAGCGCCGGGCTCTATACAGTAGCGACGGTGCATAGCCGCGATCGTTATCAGATCGCCCACCTCCTCGAAAAAGGACACGCGAAACGAGGAGGCGGCCGAGTTCCTGGGCGGGCGCATATCAAGCCGGCAGAGGAGGCAGCGGTCGAGAAGGTTCAGGAAGGGGTGGAAGAAATTGCACAAAAAGGAGAATGAGATCAAGACGATCCTCCAGGCAATGCAAGACGCCGGAATTATTTCGGGTTATGTCTATGACCATTTCACCCAGGACGACCCGATCCCGACGCCGTTCGCCGTCTATCGCCGTGTCGCGGTTCCGAGCTTTAAGGCTGACGATAAGGTTTACACCCGAGAAGATAGCGAGGACGTCGAATTCTATGCCGACGATCCGGACACAATGGATGCGATCATGGAGGCCTTTGAATCTCGGGCCGACGCGGCTGAGCTCGTTTACGAGAGAACGGCGGACACCGTATACATCGAGGACGAGGATTTCTATGAATCGCTTTATGAATTTTAGAGGAGGTAAAGGAAATGTCTGACAAGACGACTAATAAAATCACTTTTGGCTTGTCTAATGTGCACATCTGGCCGATCACCTCGACAGATGACACCGGCAAGCCGACATATGGCACGGTTTTCGCTCAGCCCGGCGCGACAGAAATGAGTTTCGACGCTGAGGGCTCCAGTGATCCGTTTTATGCCGATGACGGCATTTATTACAGACCGGTCAGCAATACCGGCTACTCCGGAAAGCTGACCGTCGCGGATCTGGTTCCCGCATTCCGGACTCAGATCCTCAAGGAAATCGTCGACAAGAACGGCGCGATCTTTGAGAACGCCGACGTTCAGCCGTCCGAGTTTGCTATTGCGTTCGAGATCAAGGGCGACGTTAAGAAGCGCCGGTTCCTGTTCTACCGCTGCCTGGCAACTCGCCCGGGTATTTCGTCCTCTACCAAAGAGGACAAGATCGACCCGAACAAGTCGGAGCTCGATTTCTCCGCAAGCCCTCGTATTGATAACGGATACGTCAAGGTGACAGCGGAGGAAGGGGACACGGCCTATTCCAACTGGTACGACACGGCCCCTTATGAATATGTCGATCCTAACGCGGCCACAACATAAACGGCCGCACGTTTGAAAAAGGGTAAGCGGCTCGGCTTGCTATGCCTGAGCCGCTTATTTTTTGTATTTTTCGGAGGTAAACAATGCTGAAAACTCTCCAGTTCGGCGACAAGTCGGTCACGTTTTCGACCTCGTTCGCCTGGACACTAATCTATAAATCACAGTTCGGCCGCGACGCGCTGCCGATCCTCATTCCGATCATCCGCGAGACAGCAAATACAAAGAAAAAGCCCGACGAGAGCGAGCTTGCGATGACTTTCCTCGAGCGCCTGGGTTTCTCTGGCGTCGTCGAGATCGCATGGTCCGCGGCTCGTCTTGTGGACTCCAACATCCCGGACCCTCTGACATGGGTCGCATCGTTCGGCGACGACTTTGAGCCGCTCGACGTAATTTCTGACCTTTTCCCGGATCTGATTTTGTCATGCTTTGCCTCAAAAAAATCGAAAGCCCCGATTCCGACGGCCAAGAAGGCGACGACGACCAAGAAGTAACAACGGACCGGATCCTCGCGGCGGGACTCATGCGCGGGCTCACACGAGCCGACGCCGACGTCATGACGATCGGCGGGTGGGTCGACTACATCATCGAGTGGAATCAGATGACCGAGGAAGCCCGAAAAGCGGAAAGCTCGCCCGAATCTGGAAACGGGGCGAAAATCCGGACAAGAAAAGCAACACAGGCTGACATTGATCGGTTCGCCGCATTGTAAGGGAGGAGGAAAGAGACATGGCCGGTGGAAATATTAAAGGCATAACGATCGAGATCGGCGGCGACACTACCAAGCTCTCGTCCGCCCTATCGCAAGCCGACAAGGCCCTAAAGAACACACAGAAACAACTCAGCGAGGTCGAGCGCTCTCTGAAATTTGACCCGGGCAACACGGATCTATTGAAGGATAAACAGGTCCTCCTCGCTGACAAGATCAACGAGACAAAGAACAAGCTCGAGGCGCTGCAAAAGGCCCAGAAAGAGCTCGACGCCGAGGGTGTCGACAAGAACTCGGAAGAATACAAAGAACTCCAGGTCCAGATCGACACGACAAAGAGCAAGCTCGACGGACTCAATGACGAAATGAAAGAGTTCGGCAGCGCGGGTGCTCAGGCGCTTCAGGCTGCCGGCAGCAAGATCAGCGAGACCGGCGACAAGATCAGCGGTGTCGGCGAGAAATTGACAGCCGGCGTCACAGGGCCGATTGTGGCCGCGGGAGCGGCTGCCGGTGCCGCGTGGACCGAGGTCGACGAGGCAATGGATACTATCGTCACTAAGACCGGCGCAAGCGGGGCCGCCCTGGACGATATGCAGCAAAGAGCCCAGAACATCGCGACGACGATCCCGACGAGTTTCCAGTCGGCCGGCGACGCGGTCGGCGAGGTGAACACGAGGTTCGGCGCTACCGGCGATCAGCTCGAGCAGCTGAGCACCCAGTTCATCGAGTTCGCAACAATCAACAATCAGGACGTCTCCGGTTCTATTGACACCGTCCAGGCGGCGATGGCTGCCTATGGTCTGAGCGCCGATCAGGCCGGGCTCATGCTCGACACCTTGAACAAGGCCGGACAGGACACCGGCGTCGATGTCTTAAAGCTCGCGAGCGACATGACAACGAACAGCGAGGCCTTGCAAGAAATGGGCTTCAATGCCTCAGACTCTGCAATGTTCCTGGCTAACCTGGACAAGTCCGGCGTCGACTCAAGCGTTGCGCTCACCGGTCTCAAGGCCGCCCTTAAAAATGCCACGGCCGACGGTAAGACGACCGGCGAGGCAATGCAAGAGCTCAGCGACAAAATTAAGGGCTCAAAGGATAAGACCGAGGCAATGCAGGCCGCTGTCGAGGTTTTCGGTGCTAAGGCCGGCCCGGTTCTCGGTGCTGCAATCTATGACGGAAAGATCAACCTCGACGCCCTCGGGACGTCGATGAGCGATTTCAGCGGAAACACGGCCGACGCATTCAACGCGACCCTCGACCCCGCCGATCAGTTCACGACCGCGCTCAATAATCTCAAGGCGATCGGCGCTCAGCTTTTCACGACGATCCAGACCATGATCGCACCGGTTCTCGACAAGGTCGTCCAGAAGCTCAAGGACTTAAATGCCCGGTTCCAGGAAATGACCCCGGAACAGCAACAGATGATCATAAAAATTGCGGCGATTGCTGCCGCGATCGGCCCGGTTCTTGTCCTAGTCGGCAAGGCGGTCTCCACGATCGGAGCGATCACGGCGGGGATCGGTAAGCTCTCCGGGGCTCTTTCTGCGGCCTCCGGCGCGACTGGAGCGCTCAGCGGATCCATGTTAGCCGCTGCCGCGCCGATCCTTGCGATCGTTGCCGTCGTTGCAGTTCTCGTGGCCGCATTCAAGCACCTATGGGACACAAACGAGGGTTTCCGGAATGCGATGACCGCGATCTGGACACAGATCAAGGGCATTTTTACCGGTTTCGTCGATGAAGTGAAGGAGCGGTTCGCCTCTCTCGGGATCAGCATGACCGACATCACGAACACGCTGAGTGCGATCTGGAACGGTTTCTGCAATCTCCTCGCGCCGGTTTTTGAAGGCGTGTTCCAGCAGATCGCGAACGTATTCCAAGCCGTGACCGATGTCATCGTCGGGATCCTCGACATCTTTATCGGCATCTTTACCGGAAACTGGGATCAGGCATGGCAAGGCGTCCAGGAGGTTTTCGGCGCGATCTGGGATTTCATCAAGAACACGTTCCAGAACGTGCTCAACATCATGGAGGGCATCCTCAACACGGTCTGCGGGTGGTTCGGCACTACATGGAGCGAGACCTGGAATAATATCAAGAACGTCATCGTCACCGTCCTAACGGCGATTCAAAGCTTTTTTGTCACGATCTGGAATGCGATCGTCGCCGTTGTCACTACGGTCTGGAATGCAATCAAGAACGCGATCACAGTGACAATCAACGCGATCGCGACGGTCATCACAACCGTCTGGAATACGATCAAGACAGTGACCTCGACCGTCTGGAACGCGATCGTCGCGGTCATCACTACGGTCTGGAATGGTATCAAGAACGCGGTCACGACCGCGATCAATGCTGTCAAGCTCGTCGTCACAACGGTCTGGAATGGCATCAAGACAGTGACCTCGACCGTCTGGAATGGCATCAAGACAGCCGTGTCGACCGTTGTCAACGGCATCCGGGACACCGTGTCCTCGGTATTCAATGCCGTAAAGAATACGGTCACAACGGTCTGGAATGGCATCAAGTCGGCGATCATTACCCCAATCGAGACCGCCCGCGACAAGGTCAAGGAGGCAATCGACAAGATGAAGGGGTTTTTCAATTTCAGTTGGAAACTCCCGGACATTAAGCTCCCGCATTTCTCGATCGAGGGCAAGTTCTCGCTCAGCCCGCCAAGCGTTCCGCATTTTGCGGTCGACTGGTACGACAAGGGCGGCATCTTCTCCTCCCCGACTGTCATCGGTGTCGGCGAAAAAAGGCCCGAGTTTGTCGGCGCTCTTGACGATCTCCGGGCAATCGTCCGCGAGGAGACCGGCAACGCGAACACGACGGCTCTGAATCAGATCGTCGAATTGCTTACCCAGATCGCGGGCAACCCGCACGGCATAACCGTCAAT